CTATCATCTGCTGAATACCATGAATGGAATCCATCATCAGATCACCAGTAGCAACTAAGAAGGCACTAACATTCTTATTCAGAGGTACATGAATACCATCAGCATTCATAAACTCATCGGGTAAGTTGTTAAATACTTTCTCTTCTAACGCTTTCTGCTGTTCTAAAGCTGTTATTGTAGGTCTAGTAGTACCCTTATTTGCTAGGTAGGTTTTAAAGAATGCTTCATTGCGGCCAAGTTCTTGTGCCCCTTTCTCCGTAGTGACGTAGCGTCTGTACTCTTTCTTAGCAGTATCCCAATCCTTAGCAATGACAGCCTTAGTAAACTTAGGAAAGGTTTTAGTACCTCCCTTAACGTTAAACTCTATATCAGCCAGCATCTCTCTCTGATCTTGGTCTAAGCTATTATAGACTTTATCTCCCAGCCTAGTAGATACCTTCCTCTCTGCCTCTGTAATATCTTTAATCAACAGCTGTTCTTTTTGATCTTCCGTGAGTAAGCCTGAGATAACCTCATCCTTTCTCAACTTGTGACCAATTCCTATAGTAGGGTATCCTGCTGCATCTTCGTATAATTGGTTCCTTGAACCTTCTACCTGCTTGAGATAGCCCTTGAAACGATCTGACTGAGCAAGCGTCAGTGTAGGAGCCTGTGCTCTAGGTTCCCACTGAGAAGCAAACCAGTTAATAGCCTCTGCTTCAGTAGCACCTTCAGGTGCTTCTACCTTATGTCGTTCTCCATCAGGAGATTCAATGGTATAGATTGTCATTTACTTAATTACTTTGAAGCCACTGCCAGTAGAGGCAGGAACACCACCATATTCAGTATCAATCTCTCGTTGTATCGCATCATTAAATCCCATGATATTCACCTTGTCCTCATCAATCCAAGACTCCTCAAAGATACCCGGTCTACGAGCAATAGCAGTTACCCTTTCGATAGCCTGACTCATGCTAAGAGGGCGCCCAGCTTTAACAGAAGCTATCTGATAATCCTTTGCAGATTGTGCAACCGAAGCAACATATGCTGTCCTATTATTATCCCCATCAATCTCAGTGAAGATAGGATCATTCTGTAATTGAGCACCAACACTCTTGATCTCATTTATAGAAACAAACTTGCCTTTACCTTTACCTAGAGCTGTGTGTAGTTTGCCCTTTGCTGAAATCATAGCAGCCTCTGCCTTCTTTTCCTCAGCAGCCAAGCGTCTAGATGCTCTACTAGAAGCAACCTGTGAACTTTGGTATTGTTGTAATGCCTGCAAGGAACGGAATGCTTCTGGTCCCATACCTGCTGCATGTAGATTCTTTGTCAGGTTCTGTAAGTAAATACCCTGATCACCGTTAGCACCTTCTTGTGCATCTACCATAGCTGTTTGTAGAGTATTAGCTCTAGTTATCTCCGGGTTACGGAAGCCTGTTGCCTCCCCTATACCCTCAGCAAATAGTCTGCCTGCCTGTGCTCCAGCTAAAGTTCTGCCCTGTTGTGCGGTTATGCCGGCAATGCTCAAGTCTCTCTCTGAGCCAGTCTTACCAATACGTGCCCGTACTTGTTCAGGAGTTTCAAAGTCAAATAATGCCATAATTATTATCCGTAAGGGTTCTGCATAAATAGTTGTGGTGGGGCGAAGTTAGTCTGTCCTAGATTATAACCACCCACTCCGGGAGTGTTAAAGCCACCTCCTCCACCTCCTCCTCCGCTAAAGGAACTCATACCACCAACAGCACCACCTGCACTCAGTAAAGCTGCTTGCATTGGGTCCATACCCTGAGGTTGAGAGGCATTAAACATGTCTGCCTGTAGTTGTCCTTGACCTCCCTGCAGTCCTAATCTTGCTGCATCCATAGAAGCTTGGTCTATCTGCATACCACCACCAAATAGCTGTAGTCCTTGTCCTATCTCCATACCACGTTGCTGTGTACCCCTAAATATAGCCTGCTGAGCTAGCTGTTGCTGGGCCATATTCTGTCCTTGGAGTAGGCCACCAAACTGCTGAGCGCCTCCTGTGGAGCCCAGCCTACCCTGTGCGAAGAGTCTATTCTCTAAGGAAGTACGTGCCTGCTGCTGGCCGGGAGCCATTAGACCCATACCTCGCGTGAAGAAGTCTTGTGATACTTGGGAAGGGTCTGATAGTTGCCCAAAGATATTCCCAGCTCCTCCAAACATCTGTGTCTGCAGACCCTGTGCTTGTGGGGATAGTCCTAGTTGAATACCACCATCTTGGAATTGAGCAGTACCTACTCCTCCTGTAACATCCATTGGATTAAACTGTACTGGATCAGGACCTCCCCCACCAAACAGACCGCTTGCCATGCTAAGACCTGCACCTACTAATTGTGGACTAATTGCCATTATGTGAGTCTCCCGCTCTTTCTCCATGTAGGAGTTACACTCATTACTTGTGAGGGCATTCCCCGCACCAATGAAGTGTTATTAAATGTAATATAACCATCTTCAATTAGTTTACCTATATTCTCACCTTGGTCATGGAGGTCTCTTAACCCTTCTACTAAGGAACTTACTGGGTCTAGCATAGCTACAGTTTCTCCAGCACCTAGAGTACCCCAACAATGCGGGACTATTTCCTTATCAGCATTCTTAATTGCTTGAGTGATCTCAATAGTTTGATAATTATCTGAATCTTCCTTTGCAATTTTATTAGCAAGAAGCAGGGCTGGATTAGCCATAGCAACTCTTGGATCATGAGGAAGGATTAATTTCTTCTGCCACTGTCTACCATCCTTACCATAACTTGTAGGTATAATATCTGTAGGTCCATTGTAAGCCCATATAGGATCAGGGGCCACACTATATCCGATAACATTCCCAAGGGAATTTAGTCTCATCTGAATGAATAATTGTATTTCCCCATCACCTAAATCATAAGGTGGTGATGCTTGAACATATCGAGAATCTACAGTAACAGTAAGTGAAGAAGCTGGATCATTATTAAAGAATCCAAGAGTACCTGCTGCGGTATTTCCATGACCAAAGGTTACGCCAGACCCAGCAGTGCCTGAATCTGCGGCACTCGCCGTCCAGAAACTATATAGACCGCCCGTTAATACAATTTGCGATGATCCACCATCAGACACAACATTCACGCTTTGCACTGCTGTTGCAGTCTTTAGTTCACTCTGCCCTACTGCTGATGCATCTAGCTCGCTTTGGCTAACAGAGTCTGCAACAAGTTGACTACCATCAATCGTCTTATTAGTTAATGTATCAGTTGTATCCCTACCTACTATAGTAGTTGTAGCTGTAGGAAATGTCTGGGTATTAGTACCTCCAGCTTTGACAGCATCTATTCTAGGAGTAGTAAGTGTTTTATTAGTAAGTGTTTGATTATCACTAGTACCTACAAAAGCTCCTGTGGGAGTAGCTAACCCTGTATCTACAAGATCGCCATTAGAATCCTGCTCTACTACATTGCTAACAGTACCTCCAACTATCTTATTAGCCTTGGTGTTGTTAGATGTTTCAATATTATCAAACTCCGAATCAATCTCAGAACCCTTAACTAACTTGTTAGGGTCTCCGGTAGTAAGCCCATCTTTAGCAGTAAAGTTAGTTGTCTTTGTATAGTCAGTCATGTTAGTTTGTCCTACCCTTGATGGCATAAAGCTCTATGTTCTGAAAGCTTATAGAGTTTCCATTAATTGTTGTTGAGAGTCCTAGTTGTAGTGTAGTGCCAGAGCCCTTCATAAAAGCTGTTAATTCTAAATCATTACTACCACCGGAGTATTCAGCTATACTATACTCAGCTATATTATATTCTGCAGGAGTGTCTATAGAAGCTATAGTAACTTGTGTGGTTTTATATTCACTCTTATAATCATATCCTATACTCATAGTTAGTACATAACCATTACCACCTGTAACTCTAGCCCCCATCTTCTTAGGAAATTTTAAGAAGTTCCCACTACTATCAGGACTACTGAAGTCCATCCAAGGAGAGTAGTATACAAGATCATAAGTAGCTGTATTGTCCAAGTAGTTTAAATACTGACCAACAACTCCTGCCTGCCCCATATACAGTTTACCAGCTCTAGTAGATACCCATGAAGTAGGCGCTATAGAGTCCCACGTAGTTACTCGGAATGAACCATCCTGTAACTGCTGGCGTATATCAAAGACATAATCTACTCCTACTGTAGGGAAAGACAGTATATAGAATCCATCTCTTTCATGGTAAACACTTCTCACTAGGTTAGCTGTATCAGCAGCTAGATGGGCTAACAAAGGCCCACGTACATTCTTACTGATATCGTTAAGAGGCATACTCTTTTCTTGTATAGTCTTTCTAAAAGACCTAATACCTGTATCAGAAAGGAAGAGTATGTCAGTACCTATGTTCTGAACAGAGTCCCTTGCTGCACATCCTGTACCATCAACTGTATCTTGGATACTCATATTAGTAGGATCACTAGGGTCTCTATAGACTACAATATTCTTCTTACCAAAGATAAGTAGGAACCCATTAAACTCCTCAATAGCTTCGATCTGATCCATACCATATACCCATACAGATTTAAGGTCTATTGATCCGGCACTTCCTCCGTGAAAATTCTGTGGGATGAGAAGGTCACTATACTGCAAGACTGTCCTTGTTGAGTCAGTTGTCCATATCCGTCCAAAGGCTGCGAGTACAGTGGAACCAGTAGGAAAGGTTCTAGTAGTCCAAGTAACAGAATTATCAGTAGTAGTATCTCCCGGATCAGTATCCCATATAGGTTCAGTTCCTGCTGACGTACCTGCAGAAGTACAGTGGAAATATAACGTAGCACTTGCACCTCCTGTAGCTTTTACTAGATCACCTACTACATAAGGTGTAGAGGCAGCCCAATCACCTAGCTGTGCTTGTAGAGTTTCTGCATTACCAGTTCCATCCCACCAAACAGGAGTGTGACCTGATTGAAAGCCAACCATATTACCTGCAATATTAGCAAACTTCCAGTTATCATCGGTTATTGTAAGAGTCCCTGTGATCTCTGTATGAGTTGTAGTTCCACTATACAACTTACTAGCAGCAGCATTAATTATAGTACTAGCACCAGAGGCATTAAGATACTCATGAAGCTGTTCAATAGCAGGAGTACCTGAGATAGCTGAGATAGTTTCTTTATTCCATCCCTTACGTGAAGCCAATCTACCATTATCATCTATAATACAGTTAGTAGCTTGAATAGCCCAGCCGGGCTCATCAACACTCTTATTTGAATTAAGCCCCATAAATCCCGGTGCAGAAATTCTAATCGGGATTAACCTATTTCGTGCTACCATTAGATAACTTCCATTATAAACTCATCTGCATGATGGGAAGCATCTAAAGCAATAGCATCCGATAAAGCTAACTGATACTTACCAAATATCTCGTTGTAACTTACTCCCCCATCCTCACCTCTCTCACTGATAGCCATAGCCCATGTACCTAGAACCAATAAACGATCTGGAAAGGAGGTAGTATCAGTATCATCACTGAGAGTAGCTTCTGGAATCTTCATATTAAAGTTAATCACATCAGCAGTATCAGGTACTGGCCACAAGTCTACCTGTATTGCACCGTTACTATCAACACCATTAGGTGAGTAATACAGTGGAGAGTCATTAGTAACAGGAGCTGTATTCAACATACTAGTCATGTACTTACTATTCTTTGGATACATCCACATATCCTCAGTATCATTCCATACATCTAGGAACTCACATCTAGAATCCGTACCAGTTAGAGCATAACGATAGCTACCAACTACCATAGTAGCCTGCACTGTACTACGTAGGATATCCCAATTAGCGGAATCCTCTACTTCTTCTTTTATAAGATTAACAAAGTCTCCTATCAAAGTAGCATACCCATTATCACTAACAGAAGCTACAGGGTCTTCACGTAGTTTTCTAAGAACGGAGTTGACTAGTTGCAGATACGTCATAGTTATTCCTCTTTATCTGATGTCTCTTCTTCTACTAATTCTTTTGCTTGTTCTGCTAAGGCTATGCCTCGTCCTAATTTATGGAGTTCTTCTACACACTTATTAAAAACAGGGGTTTCCTTACCTGAAAGTTGTGCTCGTTCCATAAATTGTAAAATTACTTGAATAGTTTCTAGTTTCATTAGACCGCCTGATCAAAGTCTGGTAACAGCTTAAGAGCTGTATTAACTTGTAGTTCAAAGTTTACAGGTAGATCAATTATATAATCACTTGTATGATATTCTCGTCCTTCATCTAAAGCTACTTGGTCTTCATAGAATCTTATAAAGATTTCAGCAGTACCACTCCCATCATTTAGAGGTAGAATCTTGTGTACTTGTACTAAGGGATTACTTGATGTAACTCCAGAAGATTTAGGTTTATTTAACTGCATTACCATTATAGTATTTCCTAGTTAGGTATTCTTAACACTTTAAATCCAGAACCGCCAGAATTAGCAGCACCTACTGTTACCTGTTCGATAGCATTGTTATCATCGTCATAAACCCATAAAGACGTTTCACCGGCCACTAGATCGGCGGGATCTTCTACTCTAACCCCTTCCAGTCCGCCAGCAATAAGTGAAAGATTATCAGCAGAAACCCGACCAATACCTGTATTCGGGTCAGACGCTGTGGGGATAAGGGAGGGGGCTGTTGCGGAAGCTACACCGTGATAAAGCCCCCACGAAGTTGAGAAAGCTCCCTTTGCTGCCCAAAATCCTGCGCCTGCTCCAAACTCTACACGCTTAGCTCCTCCTGTTGCGAGCACCAAAATATCGTCTGATTCCTCATAGAAACCTGTATCACCATCTCCGAAGGCTATGGTAGGTGTTACTGCATCATTGTTCTGATCAAACACCACATCTCCAGTTAAGGCGGAATGGTTATGTGAAGCTATATGTGAATCTATCTGAGCATGAGTGTTAGTACCTATGCTTGATAGGTCTTCATGATCTGTAACACCGGAGGTCTGAAAGGTTGTATCAAAAGAAGAAGCAACTGATGTAAATACAGCAGCACTTTCTTGAATAATAATCTTACCAATCAGCCTACCGTGGGATTCAATGTGAGGAGGAAGAGCACTAGGCTGCGCTGCCTCAGTTGCCTGTGCGATTGTATAGCTACCATAACCATAGAGAATATACACATCACCATCAGTACCAAGGTACACCCAATGAACACCATATCTGTTTACTCCTAATGCTGCTAGTATACCCGAACCATCATCATACTGTGTGTTACTAATCTGTGTGGAGGAAGTAACTTCAGTCCAGCCACCCACTCCATCCTTATAGAAGTAGCTAAACGTATCAGTTACTGAAGAATCCATAGCTGGGGTTGTTAGTGAAGTGTACCCCTCCCAGAATGTTCCTGCAGTAATAGCAATGTTCCGTGTGCCTGTCTCAGATATAGCAGCACCGCTTTCATGTTGCATTGGCTGTGTGGCAAGCATACGCTGCACCATCTTAGAAGCATGATCGGTAACTATTGTTGCGCGGTATCCATTAATATGAAGAACAGTACCATTTCTATACACATTACCTAATAAAACATTTGTATGGTAATCTGTAGGTTTGATTGTCGCTATCGTAAGGAGTGGAACGCCTGCGTTATATGCAATATACACATAGTTAATCTCGTTATTTGTTAGAGCATTACCAGTACTGGCGCTCAGATCAAATGCTTTTATCTCGGCTACATCACTATCAGTTGCTCTGATAAAACCGCTACCTGCAGCAACATTTACTGTACCACTGCCACCATCTGTAAGGGTGAAACCCTCTGCTACACCAGAACTATGAAAAGCATCTAAGTGTTTTTGTATTGTACTATAGGAGGGTGAACCAATCTCCGATAGTATTACATCTGCGCCTGTGTGTTGATGGTTGCCTATTGCAAGCTGTCCTGCATTAGTGCCTACGTCGCCATTATCATCCAGAGCTTCATAGGATATAGATGTATCTACATAAGCTTTAATAGATTGCTGGGTAGCCAGAGCATCCGCTCTGTTTGATTCCATAGTATCTTCATCTAAGATGTCTACGTTTGTTAGTACTTCCGTACTATCTACAACTGTACCCGTACCTCTATAGATTGCCATTATAGTTTTACCTTGAGGTAATTAAAGAATAAAGTTGCTGAGGCAGTAAATAATCCGAAGATTAACATAACACCACCAATAACTCCTTTATATTTATTTAGGGCAGCAGATTGCTCCTTGACTGTCTTAGTCAATTCCTTGATATCCACCTCCACAGCATCTAGCTTAATCCCTAAAGCTATGATTTCATCATGGTCACTGCTCATTGCTATACCCTTTGCTTAAGTTGGAAGCCCCCGAAAGGGCTCCCGATAAGATTACCAACGTTAAGCCTGTTTAAGCAGGAATAACGAATGCAACTGCAGCATCATCACGAAGTTCGGCAGTACCGAAGATCGTATCAGAAGTAACGAGGGTACCTAAGTACTCTTGTTTATACTGCTGTTGTGAGCGAATACCTAGCTGCTCTGCCAATACCATAGCATCTTTGTGCAGGATGAGACCTGAACGATACTTAGTATCAGTAGGAGAAGTGGTATCCCAGTCTTCAACATTACCGTAGAAATCCACATGAGCAGCACCTGTAGGAGCAGCACTAGTGAAAGTCGTAGAGGTATTACCTGTGACTGAGTTAACATGCAACCAAGGACAGTTGGTAGAAACATAAACTTCCATACCATAAATCTGGCCTAACAGACCATTCCTGATTGTATTTGACCCGCCAACTTCACCAACAAAAGCTTGTTCCGTGAAACGAGCGATACCTGTGAGGTTGTTCTTTTCTACTGGGGGTAGAACTAGAACACGACCCATCATAGGTGTGTCAGTGTCGTCTAGAGTCTGGATAATCTTACGAATACCAGCATCTGTTAAGACGGAACCGTTACCAGTATTAGTAGAAGCGCCGTCGTCAAAAGCTGTCGTGCCGTCCCCACCAATAACTGCGCCTGACCAACTCTCACCAGTGGGTGTGCCACCTTGGAAACCTTGAGCCAGACCATGAAGTTCACGATCAATGCGTTTAGCAAGACCGTAACCAGCAGCATCAGTATAGAACCGACGCATACTATTTAGAGATTGAATGTCGGAAATATCTTCAAACAGATATGAATACTCAAAGTGTTTGTCGATACTTACGTTTACGACACCAGCGGTGTCTTTTACTAAAGTTACCTGAGATTCGGCAACCTTAAGTGATGCTTCACCACGCGCAGGAGTAGGGATATGAATTGTATCACCTTTCTTGCCAACATGATTAATTTTTGAAACCAAATTACCCATAACAAGATTCTGCTTGTACGCTGCAATAGTTTCATCCGACCAAATTTCGGGGATAAAATTCGCAGTAGTTGTGGTAGTTTGGTGATTAGTACCCAATGCCATAGTTATATTCTCCTATATGACTTATGATTTAACACGTCCCTCGGCATAGGCTTGTTCGATCTCCGCTCTCATAGCTTCATATTTATCAGGTTGATTGATATACATGGCCATAAGTTTTGTACGGCTATAGACTTGGTCAGACGATGCTCCTGTTCCAGCAGTTTCGGAACCTGCATTCTGCAAATCATTTCCTCGTTTAGCTTCTTCTTCCTGCTTTGCCATCTCAGTCTTTGCTGTTACCGTCTCTCGATACCCCTGAAGTAAGTCTTCAGCAGCATCGTAATCATTGACTTGTGCAGCCATTAACTGTCGTGCTCGATAGGGAGATGCATTAACCCAATTGTAAAACTCTTGAGACTGTGAGATTTCCCCATAGTCTTTGTTCTCTATTAAGAACTTCTCAGCTTTACGTGTGGCTTCTGCAGCTTCTAAACGTTGATTTACAGCTTTCAGTTTCTGATCTACTACTTTATTCAGAACTTCGTCTGTGTTATCTACAAGATCGTCGAACTCTATTGTCGAGGATTCTTTTGATTTAGGGTCTTCACTAGTGGAACGAGAGAGTTCCTGATGCAAATATTGATCTGTGAGTTTGCGTAGTTCTCCTACTTCGTTGTTCTTACGACCCAGTTCTTTTTCCAACTCGGTGTAGGACTCCGCAACTTCCTCAGCGGACTTACCTGTGAACTTCTCCGGCATGGCGAAGTCATTAGCAGAGGTTGCCTCCCCTGTATTAGGTACTTCCTTTTCAACATCTGTATCCAGCTCTACTGGATCAACTACTATACTGTTCATTTTATCCCTGCCTCCTAGGTTATAGGGTTGCTAAGAATTAACCTTAGCTTCTTGCTTCATCTTCTGTTTACGATTACGTTCCCACTTTATCGTCTCTCCGGGGAAGTCCCCGCTGATTGGATCAAGTGCTGAGCGTACCGCGCTGATCTTCATATTACAAGTTTCTCCACATTCAGGACATTCATGGAATAATCTATCATCCATCTTTGCCAGTGCTTCAAATATCTTGTCACATGTCTTACAATTATACTCGTACAGAGGCATTAAAAATCCTCCACATCATCTGGTTCTCTTGTTAGTTCCTCATATGATGCTTCTACGAGTTGTGGATAATTCATGATGTAGTTAAGAGCAGTTAGCTGCCCTTTGTTAATCAAGAATACATCCGTCTTGCCTTGCAGAAAAGTGTCTTTCTCAAGACTTGAGATCGCGAGTGTCACCTCCTCTGTTAGTTGTTTCCAACCATCTGATGAAAATAAGGTGCTATACTTCTCGTAATATTCCTGTAGTTCAGGTGTCATGTTTGCAATTACCTCCTTTGGAGATTGCTATTCTGATTCAGTCTTTGTTGCTGTTGCTTGTGTTACTGCGTTAATCCTACCTACTTCTACGTTCCCGGTTTTAGCTTCTGCGTCGGCGTAGTTCTTAGCAATCTTAGACATTAGTTCTTCTATTTCTGTTACAGCCCTTTTAAGTTGTAACTGTTCTACTTGTTGCTGCTTCTGTTGCTGCTCAGGACTCGGTCCTTGTAGCTGTAATTTAAGTGCCTGTTGTAGTTCAGTCTTATTAGTTAGGGAACTGTTCTCAAACACACCCTCTAATATAACCCCAAAGACAGGAGAATCCGGTTTGATTATACTCAACAGCTGTGTTAGCTGTCCCTGTTCCAATTCTCTTGCCATTAATCCCATACCTGAGACAACCTTAAACTTATAATCCATTACTGGGTAGCGCTGTGGATCGAACTGCATGTATCTATTAGCAGTCTTATGTACGATCTTATCCAGATACTCTTCTTCTATATTTCTCATTGTGCGTTTGTTTCTCTTAACAAACTGAGAAGTCATCATGCTCATACCAGATGCTGTCTGGTTTCGTGGGTTAACCTGCATAGGAGCTGCTGTATCCATAGCTCCAGTACCCATACTAACCATCCGCTCTAAGTCTGCCGACTGAGGGAAAGTACTTGGACTGATGTCACCTAAAGTAAATGGCTTCATAGCCGTACTAGGATCACCATTAAACAACCAAGTCTTACCCGGACGTACTTCTGCTTTAAATCCTCTGGGCAGTAATGTAGCATTGATACCTACCATTGGATGAACAGTTAACGCCATTGCATCTATACGCGCACGAAGTTCTGCATCAAGAGCTTTCTGTGGATTATATCCCTTCTTACATATACCCCTACCCCAGAAACTATCATTAACTGTTTCATGTTGGTAAGCAATGATAGGTCTATCCTTAAGAAGCATGGGACTTTCCACTGCCTTTAACAAGACATTAGCATTGCCAATGGTGATAACTACCTCAATCATTTCCACGTTATCCGCTTCCACAAGAGTCTTACCATCATCAGGCTTTCCGCCCGTTCCGGGCATTAAATTAGCAGGCACCTTACCGTAGTATTCTACAATCTTAACCTGCTCTTCAGCAACAGTCGAGGATAGCTTATCAGAATCATTGCCCTGAGAATAGGCGCCTAAGAATGTACTTCTATATGTCCCCGCTTTCTGCTTGCTAGTGATCGTATGGCGAGGCTTCATCATTATATGAGCACAACCTAACGCTTCATCTATTGTCCTAGCAGATGGATCAATTGCAAACTCCATAGGATTAATAGTCTGTAGCTTGACAGTAAAGCGTTTCTTTTCTACTACAGTTGTAGTACCTACACCAGTTTCAGGATCAATTTGTGGCACAGGAACTAGATCAGTAACCATGATAGGTATTAGTTTAGATATACCAGTACCATATAGACTACCATTCCAGAAGGTCTTCCTCATCTCTTGGTGCATCTTAGACATCTGGATATCTTCCTGCAACATCTTACGCAGTAGTCCCATGTCTTCTTTATCTTGATCCATAACATCATCACTGACGTCGAACCAAAGACCTGCACCTCTACCAAAGATAGCCTCTTCAATCTCAGCTGTAGTAGATTCCACTGCCTGTTGGGTTGCAGGAGAAATTAGACGACTTCGCTCGCTTGAGCGAGTCTTATCTTCTACAGACCATTCGCCCTCAACTAGGCGTTCAAACTCTTTCCACTCCTTATCGTAATTTGTTTTACGAAAGGTCTCCCACCGATTTACATTATCCATAACCCAAGAGATTAAGTCTTTTTCTTTCTGGGTCTGCATATCTGTAGAAATTATTTGTTCAGCCATAGAGTATTACCATCCTGAGATAATGTCGAGTGCTTCCCACTCATCTAGTTCAATGTTGTCAATTGCGTAGTTTGTTACAGCTACTTGATCTATATACGATAGAGCATCTGGTAAATCATCATGAGACAAGGGGTTCGGGAAATCCAAAAGCTGCTCAGCAAACTTCCTATTCCATGAACCCTTATTCAGTTTAATTCTACCATGCTCGAAACGTCCCTGCAATGCCCAAGCAATTCGATCAGTCTTCTTCTGGTTACCGTGGGTAACATCCTGAATGTTAGGCCATACGCCTATTCTAGCCATATTATCGTGAAGGTAAGGCATCATAGCATTCTTCAAAACACCTTTCTCAATCCCCACTATTCTAGCTTGACGTGACTGTGCGTGGCGTAGGATACGGATTGCTGTCTCTCGTACTCCCCATCTGCCTGCATCTATCTCTTTAACCCACCAACCATAGGTTCCTACCTTTACTACAGCAATAGCTGTTTCATCCATCTTACTTAGCTTAGCTTGTGTTAATCCTTTGATGTCGCCAAAACCTGCTGGATCAACTGCTATATACCAGTCACCCTCAGCAGGCTCTTCACTATCATAGACCAGCATATCTTCTTTGAAGATGCCACTACCTGAAGCGGTAAAGGAAGCTTCAAACTCCTTCCTAAAGGAATGGGAACTAAGCCTCTGGCGTGCTGTCTCAATCAGTTCTGGATCAAGAATTGGATTGTCGATAGAGTTAAAATGCCATGCTTCCCAATCTTCGTAGTCTTCCTTCTGCGCATCTGTGTAGATGTCGTAGAAATGGTTCTTACCATCCGGTGTACCAATGAACAGAGCGCTACCCTTCACATCACTTAATGTAGGAAAGAGGATATCTTCCCAAACATCTGGTTTCATAAAAGCATATTCATCAAGTACGAGATAACTAAGACCACTACCACGAAGAGTATCGGGTCTGTCAGAACCTTTAAGCTGTATCTTTCTACCGTTAATAAGGTGGATAGTACCTGTGTTTTCAATTGTCCTTTCAATTATATCTCTCCCTAAATCCTTTAGGAGTCCCCACATAATGTCTTTAGCTTGCTGGAAAGTAGGGGCTACATACCAAACTTCTTTATTTCTTAGAGAATATCCATACTCATTCTCTGACTTCATTCCCTCTATAAGAAGGGTAACCGCAGATAGATAACTTTTACCGAAACGTCTACCAGCAGCCACAACCTTAAATCTAGCATGGCTGTTAAATACATGGAGTTGCTTGTCGTGTAGACCAAAATCAAGACTAAGTGCCATTAGGTCTTACTTTAGAGTATCCCATTACTATTCCTCGTCAATATAAAAATCAGCAGCCTTACTGAATAGTAGGCCAGTCCCTGCTCCACTACCCACAGCTAGAGCATCTTGTGGTAGTTTCTGTAGAGCAGTACGAGAATCAGCAGGTACTACTTTGCGTGCAACCTCTTCTTTTCTAAACTGGGCTAGCATCTGTCTACGCTCTGCCATTAACCTATCAATGTTCTTCATTACATCTTCAACAGGTTCGGTACTTGTCCTACTCTTACGCTGGGCTCTTAGTACACTGCCCGGTGACGAAGGGAATGGTAACACTGAAGTATCTTTAGTAAATAATCTCTGGGTAGCCTTAGCTGCGCCTGTTCTACCTACTATACCTGCAGGACCAAACATAGTAACCATCTCTACTCCAGCATTAGGGTCTCCCCTCATAGCAGCACTAGCTACCTGTGCTAACCGTTGTAGTCCTTCTTTAGCAATCTTGCCTGATCCCACATCCCTAGCATATTGATTAACAGCTCGTATAATGTCAGTAGATTCTGGCCCACCTTGGGCAAACATCATCTCTCTGCGTAATTGTTCTCGGTCGTAGGGCATTTATAGGGTCCACTTAGTAACTGAATTAAAGATTAGGTCTAGCCATTCGACTACCTTCTCTGGAGCTATAACTCCTGTAAGGAGTAGGGCGCCTATAATACATGATAAGAATATCAGAGTGAAATGGGCTTTAACTATATCCATTGCTTTAGTCATCAGCTGCTTCCCCCTCAATTACTGGCTTAATCGTAGATATCTCCTCAATAGACTTCACATTGATTACAATCCCACCAATACCAGCATTACTCTCTTTCTCTCCAAGTACTGCTTTAGGTAAGAATCTTTCTAGACAGAACTTCAACATAGTCTCGTTGCCCGATAGGGCCATATCTAGTGCCATCTCTATTAGCTTAGGCATATCTGATTCTAATCTACCAAGAGCCCCTTCTTCAATAGCTTTTCGCAACTCCGTTGCTTTGCCCTTGGCCCCCTTGGGCCTTCCGGCTGGATTCCCACTCTGTCCTTTCTTCCAAAGGGTTGCCCCCTTCTTAGGGGCCTCAGTTTTCTCAGGTTTCATTGCAGGTCCCGTAGTAAAAGGTTATTTTCCTACCTCCTTTGTAGTAAGTGAGGTTCTCAGCTGGTTCTTCATACTCTGTTTCACAGACATAAACAAGCTCACTGTTGATAAGCAAGCAGTTACTAGGTTTCTCGCCGCAATAAGCGGCTAATAGATAGATAAAGCCAAAGATGTCTTCCATATTTATAGTATTGCCTGAACCACAGGCAGAATTCCACTAATTTAAGTACATATAGCTAGTCTAGAGACTAGCGTTTAGTATAATTCATACCCCTTACAGGGGAGTATATATAATATAATAATTATAATAGGTACTTAGACACCAAGAAGTACAAATAGTTCAATAAATAGTTCAATTATTTTAATAATCTCCTATTTACTACCCTATAAGGGTATACTTTAATCTGTTTATTTTATTGTTCTTGCAGTATATATCAGGCTTTTTCATCCCTGAGCGGCCTTCGTGGCCTTTCAGCCTGATTATTAGTATAGAGTCGCTGGGTCCCTCCAGCTCTATATATAAAACTCGAATTTCTACTCCCCGTTAGTGAATGAGGGTCCTAGCGCGTAGCGCGTCCATATATGCAGGGGGGAGGGGGGTGCGAATGATAATGATTCTCATTTAAACAGGAGAAACGAAAGGGGCTGATGGTCTAGCACTCATGAGATACCCTACAAGCACAAAGGCTATTCAAAAACTACCATGATAGGGGGGAGAAACAGTTAACCTATTGATATCTTTACACTTAGTCTAGACTAACTCGCGCAG